AATAAGATTAAGAGGTAAATTATTAGGTGTACCTAAAACAGTATTACGTGGAAAAGAAGATGTTGATAACATGAGAAATGCACGGGCTGAACAACAACAAATGGCGCAGATGGCACAAGAGCAACAACAAGTGGCACAAGCATCTAAAACACAAGCAGAAGCGTCTAAAATATTAGCAGATCCTAATGTATCTGCAGGATTAGAAGATACAGCACGTGAATTAGGAATGCCAACGGATGTATCTTAATGGACGACGCAGAAAATAAAGATCATAAACAATTAAAAAAAGATTACCAAGGTACTTTTGATACTAAAGAAGGTAAAAGAGTGTTGGACGATTTAAAATCGGCCTACTATCATAGAGGATCTTACCAAAAAGATCCATATGAAACAGCATTTCGTGAAGGACAACGAAGTGTAATAATCAGAATAATTAATCTAATGAAGGAGGATAAAAATGTCTGATGAACAAATGACCACAAACGACAATCCAGTACAAGAAAGTAGTACAGTACTTGGATCGGGAAGTGACAATCAAGATTGGAAATCATCATTACCCGAAGAATTAAAAAATGATGCTACATTGCAAAACTTTAAGAATGTTGAAGATCTTGCTAAAACTGTAGTACATCAACAAAAAAGATTAGGAAGTACAATTAGTATTCCTAAAACAGACGAGGAAATGAACGAAGTATATGGTAAACTTGGCAGACCAGAAGATCCAAGTAAATATACAGTTAATATTCCGCAGGACTACGAACCATATTTTGAAAAAGAAAATCTTGATCAATTTAAAAACGTAGCACACCAAATAGGTCTTAATGATAAACAAGTAGGTGCATTATTAGAATATCAAATGAATACTATAAAACATGAGATGGAAAATGAACCTGCAGAAATATCAAGACAAAAAGCTGATACTGAAACTGCATTAAAGCAAGAATGGGGTTATGACTATGAAAAAAAAGTACAAGCCGCAGACAGAGCATTATCAGTATATGGTGATGATGAATTACGTGAATTAATTACAAATTCATCTGCTGGTAACAATCCTGCTGTTATAAGATTTTTTGCTAGACTTGGTGAAGAAGTAACAGAAGATATGGCAAAAAATACACAAAATAATAGATTAAGTGTATCACCAATAGATGCTAAAGATGAAATTGCTAAAATTATGTCAGACGCAAATCACCCTTATCACAAAGGGGATGAAACGGCTGTAGAAAAAGTTAGGCAATTACATGAAAAAGCATATGGTAATTAATCTATAATTGTTGTATAATTACAACACCAGTTTCGCCCATTAGGATAACGGAAAGGTAGCCATGATCGGCTAAAAAAATCCGATTGATCGTATCGTTTTACGGTAAGGTTTCCCGCAAGGATAAAAGCCGATTATTGGAATACGTTATAATACGTTGTGTATTATGACCAATGTTCTGTAACTTTTAATGGAGGACAATAATATGTCAGTTCAAATAACAACAGCTTTTGTAGAACAATACAAAAGTAACGTGTTTCATTTGGCTCAACAAAAAGGTTCTAAATTAAGAGATGCGGTTAGAGGCGAAAGCGTAGTAGGAAAATCGCATTTTTTTGAAAGAATTGGGTCAACTGCGGCACTAAAAAGAACGTCTAGACACGCAGACACTCCGAGAGTGGACACTCCGCACTCTAGACGAAAAGTAACTATGGATGATTACGATTGGGCAGATTTGATTGATCAAGAAGATAAAATCAGAATGCTTATATCTCCTCAATCCGAGTACGCTAAAGCAGGTGCATACGCTATGGGTAGAGCTATGGACGACGCAATTATTGCGGCGGCTACTGGCAATGCTTTTGGTGGTGTATCTGGTGGTTCAACTATTGCTTTACCAGCAGGGCAAAAAATTGCTCATGGTTCAGCAGGTTTAAACGTAACTAAATTAATTTCTGCTAAAGAAATTTTAGATGCGAATAATGTTGATCCAGATGAAGAAAGATATTTAGTATGTTCTAGCAAACAGATTTCTGATTTGTTAGCTATTACATCAGTAACTTCTTCTGATTTTAACAGCGTAAAAGCGTTAGTACAAGGTGACGTTGACAGCTTTATGGGCTTCAAGTTTATCAGATCTGAAAGACTTGGCACAGACAGTAATGGAAACAGACAAGTACTAGCATTCACTAAAGAATCCATGGGTCTTGCGCTTGGTAAAGATATTCAAACTAAAATATCTGAAAGAGCAGACAAGAACTATGCAACACAAGTATATCTATGCATGACTATCGGCGCTACGAGAGTAGAGGACGAGAAAGTTGTAGAGATTGCTTGTACAGAGTAAGGGAGGATATAAATTATGGCTAGTGTAAAAGGATCTAACTTTACCAAGAGAACTGCATCACCTATTGAAAAGGTTGTTGCTAGTGAAAATCATGGTAGATTAAGAGTACAATACGACACATATGAAGCATCATCTCTTGCGAGTGGTTCAGATATATCTGTTGCAAGATTACCAGCAGGTGCAGTAGTGTATGATATTATCGTACACTTTGACGCTTTAGGTGGATCTTCAACTATTTCTGTAGGCGATAGTGGTGCGGCGGCAAGATACATTGCGGCTACATCTACTGCTTCTGCAGGACAAATGGCTATGTCACAAGAAGGTGCTATAGACGGTGTAGGATATGAGAATACTGCTGAAACAGATGTTTTATTAACTACTGGAGGTGCTTCAATCTCTGGTACAATTAAAACTATTGTTATCTACAGTAACGACTAATATCTAAAACAAAAGTATAAGGGGCGATATATATTGAATTATAATCGCCCCTTTGATATATTATATTATTATGGCTACAGAAGTATCAATTTGCGCAAATGCATTAAGAAGATTAGGTGATGATCCAATAACATCATTAACAGACGATACTGAAAGAGCCAGATTATGTAACGCATTTTATTCAGATGCAAGAGATGCAGTATTAAGATCTCACCCTTGGAATTTTGCTATAACAAGAGCAACTTTAGCACAACTATCTGATACACCTGCATACGGTTTTAATTATCAGTATGCTTTACCAACAGACCCTTTTTGTTTACGTGTACTTGAAATGGAGTACAAAGATTACATTTTTAAGGTAGAGAATGTAGCAACACACGGTAGAGTATTATTGACAGATGAAGGTACAGCTAAAATATTATATATAGCTAGAATAACAGACACTACTTTATTTGATGCAATGTTTGTTGATACATTAACTGCAAAATTAGCTGTAGATTTAGCATATCCTGTTACAAACAGTATGCAAGTACAAACAAATATGCAGAAACTATATCAACTAAAACTTTCTGAAGCACGTAGTATTGATGGACAAGAAGGATTTATAGATGATCTTGTTTCTAATACATTTACGGACTTTAGAAAATAATGGCAAGAGTACATCCTTTTCAAACAAATTTTACTGCTGGTGAATTAACACCAAAACTAGCAGGTCAAGTTGATTTTAAAAAATACAATAACGGCGTAGAAGAATTACAAAATATGACCGTCTTTCCACAAGGCGGCGCAACAAGAAGATATGGTAGTAGATTTGTTGCAGAAGTAAAAGATAGCAGTAAATCTACAAGATTAATACCTTTTGAATTTAACATAACACAAGCATATCAATTAGAATTTGGTGATCAATATATTAGATTTTACAAAGATAATGGCCAAATAACAAATGCATCACAAAATATTACAGGTATTACAAAAGCAAATCCTGCAGTAGTTACAGTTGCATCTCATGGTTACACTAACGGAACTGATGTATGGATTAATAGTGTTGGTGGAATGACAGAAGTAAATGGTAGAAGATATACGATTGCAAATGCAACAACAAATACTTTTGAATTATCTGGTGTAGATAGCACAAACTATACTACATATACGTCTGGCGGAACTGCCGCTAGTGTATATGAAATATCATCACCATATACAGAAGCACAATTATACCAAATACAATTTACACAATCTGCAGACGTTATGTATATTGTACATGAAGGAGTATCACCTAGAAAATTATCTAGAACAGGACACACAAACTGGACACTATCAGAAGTAGATTTTAAACGTGGCCCATATTTAGATCAAAATACAACATCTACAACTATGACACCTAGCGGTACTTCTGGTAATATAACTATAACTGCATCTTCAAATACATTTGTATCAACAGATGTAGGTAGATTAATTAAATTTAGTGATGGTCATGCTAAAATTACACAATTTAATAGTGCAACAAACGTAAATGCAACAACAACAGATAATTTTAGTGGTACAGGTGGAACTGCAGATTGGTCATTAGGTGCTTATGCTAGTCATTTAGGATTTCCTAGAACTGTATCTTTTTTTGAACAACGATTAGTATTTGCTGGTAGTACATCATATCCACAAACTATATGGGCAAGTGAAAGTGGATTGTATGAAGAATTTGATACAGGTGATGGTAGCGCCGCAGACGCATTTATATATACGATTGCCGCAAACAAAGTAAATGTTATTAGATGGTTGCAACCCGCTAGAGATTTAATTGTTGGTACAGCAGGTGGTGAATTTAAAGTAGGACGACCAACAGGTGAACCTTTAAAACCAGACAACGTACAAATTACACAACAAACTACATATGGTGGATATACAACACAACCAATACAAATAGGTAACGCTGTCTTGTTTGTACAAAGACAACAAAAAAAGATAAGAGAGTTTGCATACAGATTTGAAGATGACGCTTATATAGCACCAGACATGACTTTACT